CTCAAGATGAAACTTCTTCATCATCTCCTTCATTCTCTTCCTCCTTAGTTTCTTCTACCACCGGCTCTTCAACCGGCTGGTTGTATATCTCTGTGCTTGTAATCTCACCATTAGGAACTGGCATTGCGTAACCAACTTTCTAGGTCTTGAACCACCCACGCCTTGTTGACGGGATGGTTGCGTCTCTTGACTATGACGAAGGCTGGTGGACTCTGCTCCAAGCCACGAGCCTTCGCATAGTTTTCTGCTTCTACCTGCGCCTCTTCCCAGAAGGCAGGGAGATCTATCTTCTTCCTATTCTTCAACTCTAAAATGTAGGTCTGACCTGCGACGATAGCAACGAGGTCACCCTCATCCTTAGACCCAGCCTTGGCTAGTCGCTCAACGAAGTGACCGACGGATCGCAAGAACTTAGCCACATCGACCTCAAACTTAGCGCCCTTGACCTTGTTGTACTTAGCGCTCGCCACGCATCGCCCTCTCAATACCCTCTTCCAAAGTAATCTTTGGCTTGTAGAACTCCCACATCTTGGTTGCGTCAGCGACACGGTGCATACATCCGACAGGCTTGTCGGGTCTAGTCACAATCTCTGCCTTGTACCCTGCGTAGTAGGTGACCATCTCTGCAAGATCAAGGAAGGATGTCGCTCTTCCCCACCCTAAGTTGATAGGTCCTTTGATGTCATTCTCAACGGCAGTCATTACTGCGTTCACAATATCCTCAATATGAATGAAGTCTCTGGTCTGTTTGCCAGAACCCCACACCTCAAACGGATTCTCTTTGTTCTTGGCTCGCTCAATGTACTTCGGGAATGGGTAATTGAGATCCTGGTCTGTGCCATACCCAGAGAACGGACGGAAGATGTAGACATTCTCAACGAAGGATGCTAGGTATTCGCCTACCAACTTCGACCAGCCGTAGGTCATATCAGGACCGCCGTCAATGTATCTGAAGTTGATGTCGCTCTCTAATAACTTGAAGTCTCTGTAATGTTCCGTCTGCATCCACGTTGGATAGGCAGCACTGCTAGAGAAGTAGACCACCTTCTTTGGCTTGGTCTTCAAGCACCACTGGAAGAACTCTGAGTCAATGCTGAAGTTGTCGGCAACCGCAAGCGGTCTGCCTTCGATGTTCTCCCTACCACCGACGATAGCGGCAAGGTGGATGACGAGATCAAACTGTATGTCATTTTCCTTGAAGTAATCTCTACAGTCGAAGCCGTCTTTGATATCAACACCGATAAGGTTATGCCCGTCCTTATCAAGATGCTCCCAGAAGTAGCGCCCGACGAATCCCTTATGTCCTGTTATGAGTACTTTCATTGGAAGTTCTCGTTTCCCTTGAAGTGATTGACTAAATCTGAATGACCTGGGATCTGAGTCACAAGATAAGGTTTGAAGGCATAGAACTTTATGTTAGGTTTTATCTTCTGGTTGATTTCCTCATCGGCCCACTCTTTCCCTGTCAAGGTATTGACCAAAGGATAAAACATTGTGCTTCGGATGAGCGAAGCGTGACCTCCCCACGAGTGGGTCGCCCTGACGATGCCAGGATAGACCTCTTCATAGTCTCCATATATCTCACCAAAAGAAACAATGTCCCAGTCGGTAGGCATATGGGGCCAGAGTTCCTCTAACTTTTGATTGAAGTCGTCAACGAAAAGGCAGTCATCGTCAAGCAGAAGGACGTTGCTCAAGCCTGCGGCTTGTGCGTACCTGATGCACTGCTTAGAGTTCTGCACATTCCACCACATAGCAGGCATCTTCGTTCCCATATTGTCAGCACAATCAAAGAGCAACCAGTCAGCACCAATCTTTTCCATCTCCTTTTCCATATGCTCTAGGCGGTCAGGCCTACGACGGAGGTTACGGACGAAAATCGTCTCTGCTATATCATTGAGTCTCATCTGGACCAAACCCATAGATGTACTTATATCCATCAGTCTCAGACATCGCAGTCTGCCTATCGACTTCGTAGGTGTACTCGTCATTCTCATCAACTGCCACGCCGATATGATCGAGCGTCCAGTTCCTGCGAGGCAACTGCTCTACCTTTGATGGCTCTTCCACCTGAGTATTGTAGTAGTCATCGTGGACAAGGACCGACTTCAACGCACGGTCATATACCTTGTCTCTCAAGAACCACTGGTCAGAGCCGTAGTTGTTGGTGATGTTGTAGCCTTCCATCAACTCCTTGATATCAGCGAGCGCTCCGCGCTTGGCCCCAAAGTGGCAGCCAATGATGGGTTCACTGTGACCTGTCGGATGATCCTTGACGATATGAAAGTCTAGGTCTGAGCGCACCCACTCATCGTGGGCTACTCGATCTCGCCAGCCCAGCCTTGCGTCAGCGTCCTTGATGACGATGCGTTCGTAACTTTCATCGTCGAAAGCCAAAAAGCGCCAGTACATAGCCGTATGGTTCTCAGGTCCTTCGACCCTAATAATCTGGACGTTAGGCAATAGGAGCAAGGTTGAAGTCACCCACTCTGGGACGCTCTTGCCTATATAGAACCTGACGATGAAGTCAGGGAACATATGCTCGGCAATGATGGCGTTCTTGATAGCGCCCACTGTGTACTTGAGTCTGTCGCCATAGAGCGAATAGGCAAAGAGGTTCACTTGACCAAGCCCAACCCTACAAACAACTTCTCTAGGTCGTGCTTCAGGTCAGTCTGGACATAATCAACGTAGGTCTCTTTGTCCTTCTTGTACATCTCATCGCTGTTGACATCCAAGTACTGCTCGTCAGCCTCGGACTTGCCTGCTAAGTAGTGCATATGCTCAATGACCACGTTACCTTTATAGTCAATACACTGCAGAGCCTGACCTAGATTCATCCAGAAGTTATCCATATACAAGTGGATCAACTTAGGCGGTGCCATAAAGCCAAGGATGCGGATGATATTGGTACTCATCATCACTGCTGTTGATAAGTTTCTACCTTGAAGCCTGTCGTCTCCATAGGCAAGGCCATAGCCACGAGCCTTGATTGGCTCGTAAAGAATCTCATCCCAGCCTGGAGTCCTGACCCTGTGGTCATCGCCTAAGAAGAAGATGGTTTCGTACTTATCGGCATACTTGTTAGCCACTAGGTTGAGTGTGCCATTCATACGCAAGCGCTCGTTGACCTCATAGATCACACCGTCAATGCGTGGGTAGAGATCACTCTGGTCATCGTCGATAGCGACGCAGATGTCTGAGATAACTGAATTCTCTTTGAGTAGTGCTACTGCTTCCTCTGTCTTATCAGGTCTGCTCCTGGTAGGCAGAATGACTAGGTTAGAAATCATCAGGGTCCTTCGTATAGTTGTGGTAGACCTGTACTGCATCACGCCTGACTGCCCTACCTTGTGCGTCAGCGTCGTATATTTGGCAAGTAGCAAAGTTGACGAAGAGCGTACCATTGTCGCTTCCGTCTGCGCTGTGCTGACCAAACCTGTTCTTCACCGCTGCCACCCGCAACAGACCCTGTGCTGGGTCGTAACCCAGCGTCAGGATAGTCGACGGAAGTTGCGATACCTTGCCGTGAATGGATCGGCGTGGTGGTGGCAGTGTTGGTGAACCATACTCACTTGCCTCTGAAACGTGATGTAAGACCAGCACACAGGCTTCAGTCTTACGAGCCATATCGTGGAGTTCAACCATAATAGAACGAAGCGCGGCCCACTCATTCTCTGAGTCGGTCACGACGTTCATCAGGTTATCTATCACAATCAACTCTGGCATCACGCCATAGAGTTCTACATAGGCCTTGATCTCCAACTCCATATCGTCCAATGTCGGTGATGAATCAAAGACCCATTCGATGTTGGTGACCTTGGCTAACTCTGCATCGTAGTAGTGGGGATTCTTCAGCAGTGATTGCTCTACTACATTCTGAGCGTGTTGACTGATAGCGGCTGCGACTCGCATCGTGATAGTCGAAGCGTCAGTATCGGCTGAGAAGAAGAGTGTTTTGACTCCTGCTCTAATCGCGTAGACAAGAGCCAACATTGACTTACCAGCATTAGGCGCTGCCGCAACCATACAAACTTGACCACGACGGAACTTGATCTCTTTGGCAGTCAGCGTCTTCCAGACTTCAGGCAGTGGTGTGGCCTTGGTGGTACTACTATTCCAGGCTCTTGCGAGGTTGAGCATTACCTAGCCACTCCTCCACCGTTGGTTGATCTAAAAGTATATTGAGTTGACGACGGATTCTTCGACGGTCTCCACCTGATAGACCGCCCCACATTCCGTGTAATTCGTGCTTGATTCCCCATTCCGCACATTCAGTGCGGTGGGAACATCCGTTGCAGATAGCCTTCGCTTCGTTGCAGTTGTCTCCCTTTTCAGGAAACCAGATGTCCCCACCTACTTGAGCGCACAGAGGGTTCTCGAACTCCCTCGGTGAGCGCATAGGCCTAGATCCAGATGGTCTTGGCTCGGAACTCCACACCGATCTTCGGTCCCTGCCAGCGTGGACCAGCGGCTGGGTCATACCAGCCCTTGTACGGCTTGCCAGTCTTTTCGGAAGTACCTTCCTTCAAGACCATCTTGCCGTTGGCGCAGTCTGGCGCTGAAGCGATGCCATAGATCCATACGTTGCCGTACTTATCGGGGACTCTTTCACCGTCACCTGTTGGTGCTGGTGCGCTTGCCTGTCCAGCACTTTGAACGGGTGCAGTCCTAACAGTGCTTCCCAAAGATTGACTCACACTCTGGATAAGAGTGGAGGTATCTTGAATAGTAGTAAGCAGGCTCTCCAGTTCTCCTGCGTTATCAGCGTAGATGTTGATGAGCGTTCCATCAGACAGTTTGAAGTTGACCTGTAACTTTGTTGAATCAGGTGCAGCCATTTCAGTTTTCTCCTATATGTTTCACTTGGAGTCGCACGGACTCCTTACCTTCTTTCGTGGGAAGGTAGCCTAGTAGTCGTTCTACCTCGGCTTTGTCCACAGTCTTTGCTCCAGGAAGCGTTGTCCACACGACGCGTACGCCTGTCTCCGTCACTCCTGTAAAGCCAGTCAAGGCTTCTCGTAGCGAATCCTTCTTCGCTTCTAGTTCCTTGATCTTCTGGTCTAGTTGTAGGTATTCAAGTGCGTGGGTCTGTGCAGCGGGGTCAGTGATTTCTATATCACTCTGCACGATAAGTTCTTTTTTTAGACCAACGCATCCAACCTCACCCGAAGGATCGAAGTACTTGCAATAGAACTTGCAGTAACTTTCATCTCGCTCAGGTGCTGGCGCTTCTTCCGAAGCCTTGATTGCCTCTAGCCAGTTCAGCGCTTCGAGTGCAATGCTCTCATCGTAAGGCTCTGAGTGGATCTTGATATCGCGCTCGTCACCATCACGGGGTATGGCTACCAGATTGACTCGTTGGGGCTTCCCCTTCCCCGACTTCTCAAGTAGATAGCCATACACCTGAACTTGCCAGCGCTGTTGCTTGCTTGGAAAGTACGCAAGGTTCTTAGCCTTGGTAGTTTTCCAATCTACAACATCGCCTGTCTCTGGAATGAATAGGTCCACGTGGGCCTTCATTCCATTGAACTCTACTGTTTCTTCGATTATGAAGTTGTCGTGTTTGGCGATGGCTTTCTCAATCGCAGCGTGGATAGCAGTACCCATAATCGCTGCCAGTTTGAGTTCGCCACCGTTCGTCTCAGGCTGGCCATTGAGTTTGTACCAGACCTTACGACGGCACCCACCAAGTTCTGATGGGCCAATCTGCTTTTGCTTACTGCGTCCACGATTATTCTCTTTGTCGTAGAGCGCTTCCATTAGTACGTCTTTGATATTCAAAGCCGTTCCTCCTGATCCCACACCTTGTCCCAAAGACTAAAGGTCACATTGAAAAAAAGCAAACTGAGTTGTAAGACTCGAACCATCTCTACTGGCTCGTGCCAATACTCTTCGTGGTAGTAGTCAAAGCCAAGACCGAAGTTGGTCAGGCTATATCGGTTGATGTTGATTGTAAATCTTCCAAAATCCTTGTGCATCATTCACCCTTCCTCTGTTGTGCAAACTGTATGGGTGGACAGGTATTGACGTCAAGCACCGACGCGATCTCAACTGCACGCTTCGCGTAATGCTCAGCCTTCGTGACCTGCGTGATAGGTTGCTTCAAAGAATATAGATATCCGAGGGCAAACTGTCCACCACTTCCAATGGCGTAGACACCGAACTCAGACTGAAAGAATGATAGGTCAACAGCGATGTGAAAGACCTCGCCGTCAAAGGCGA